AAGAGTTACTGTCCCTCTTGTTTTTTCAACCTCTTGCTCAGGTTCGGCTTCTGGTGCAACTTGTTGCTCCCCCTGACCATCCCCAGCAGGGGGTTCGGCTGGGAGTGCTTGCCTTGCTGCTGCTCCTGGTTTATCAGGATCTGTTCCAGAAGAGGGTCTCCTTCCACTAGTGAAAACTAGTTTACCTTCAACAGTTCTTGCAACTACTTTACCACTAGGATCAACCCAACCACCATGACCATCACCCTTGAGTCCTAACCTCTTGGCTTGCCTGGCAGCTTGAGTAATCGATTCTGATAGAAATTGAGAAAAGCTTTTCATTTATCCCAGTTCTTCACAAGAGTAACATTGGCACGGCGGAAATCGTCATCGACGAACTTGTAAGCACTACCACTACTTACGAACACATATCCTTCAGGATTAGTGTGAGTATAACCACGACGGGTTTTGGTGTAAGTATCGATAGTACGGACCTTGTTCAGTTGGTCAATAATGACCTTCTTCGCAGCACGAATATTGATGTAGGATGCTACCGTGAAATAGATAGCACGTTCATTTGCTGCGATGAACTTGAGTCCATCTGTTTTCATCTGTAGATATTTATCTTTTGCCGCAGCAGACTTTTTAGAAAGAATCTCTTCGTTCATCTTTGCAGAGAAGAAAGAAGCAAAATCAGCAGCAACACGTTTGGTGTTGGTGACTGCTTCACCCTTACGAATCATCTTGTTAAAGAACTGCTTGAACATAGCAGCCATAATGAAACGAGACTCACCAGTCTGACCGAGAAGATCAAGGAAAGAAGATGCCTGCTTCAGAGAACCAGAAGCACGGTTGATCAGGGAACGATAACTCCGAACCTGATTAGAAGTAAAGTTAGCAACACCAGAGGCATCAGTAAAATTCGCACTGGCAACAAATACATCTTCAGTGCTCTTGATGTTGGACAGTTCCGAAGCAAAAGCAACCTGAGCCGTCTGAATAGACGGACCAGCATACCTCGTGTGGAAGACGATACCCAACCTTGCCCTAAGAATTTGCTCAGCAAGAACTGAACCAAGAGGAACGGTGTAAGTGATAGTATTAGGAGTGAAAGTAAGAACTCCATTTCCACCGATCTTGCCTGTTCCCAAATCGTCGGTGTAGAGTAAGTCACCTTGTACGATCCCCGTGATATTCAGTTGTGGAAGATAAGCAAGACATGTCTTTAGTTTGTTTGCTAGAGCTCCAGTATACCAACGATCAATGTCCGAAACATTAAAACATGCTTTAGGATTGGTCTTGTTGAAGACGGACTTAGTGCCGACAAAGAACTTGCCAGTCTGAGGATCGGTGCCACACACGATGGCAGGAGCACCGTCCCACTTTGTGGTGATGCCAATGTCAGGGGACTTACCAGAAAGGTAGTCACCAGCAGACTGAAGAAGGTCGATCACATCCTTGCCACCGTCACTGCCACGGTTCAGGATCTCGTCTTCCAGGTGCTCAAGGTGGGTGTTTTTCATACCCATATTATACAGCGTATTCTGCTGGAGTAGGGAGGCTGAGGACACTTTCGTAACTGGTTAGAGAAGTCGATCAATATCGAGAGCATTTTCTCGATATGATTTTGGGTAGATGGCAGTTCTAGTTTCTGGGACTGCACCACCTGGTGTTTGTGTTGGTCTTCTTCCCCGATAAGTGGTAATAAGAACTGCTCTGTATCCACTAGCATCGTTCATAAAATCACTGGTATCTCCATTCAAAGACATATGTCCATCAAAACCCAGGTTAAAATACAAATCACCTTCATTATTCACCAAAGGTTTGAATACAAATTGTCCCTGACCAATCAGATGAACATTATCGGGTCCCTTTGCTCCACCATAATCTGGACCATATACAGATTTATTGACCAAGGTTGAATCTTGGATTTTGTACATTACTGCCTGTGTCAATCTTCCATTTCTATCGAATGGATTATTAGGAATAGTTCTAGCACCAATACCATCTTGGTATAATCTATACAACTTATTCAAATATGTCTGAACTTCTGGGTGATTGTAAATCATCGAAGCATCATCAATATTACCTGCTTTCGTAGATACTCCACCATACTGTCCAAATGCTTTTGGACCATTACCATCTTTATGAGATATGAAAAGAATTTTTTTGCCAAGAGTATTTTTTAAAACGAAATCACTCTTTGCTTCTCTACCGTGAATTCTATTTGGAACTTTCTCAACATCAGTTATCCCAAGAAAGAAACCAACACCAGGAACATTTAAATCAATCCCAGCTCTTGATCCTCTACCGAGACCAGATACCCATTCAAGATCACTGATTTTTTGTTTTGTAAAATCTAATGTTCTCTGCTCAGCATCAGCACCACCTCTAGCATTGGGTTTACCGATCTCAGTTAATTTAACATATCCAGTTATTGATCCAGATTTAATTCTGGCATATTTACTAGTCCCAACTGTAGTAACTGCTTGCGTCTCTATTTTAACTGGATTGCCTTTATTCAAGTATCCAGATATAGGATGATTTGCTGGAACTCTTGCCGATGGTGGAACTCTACTATACACTGTGGCATTTTTATCCATTGGATAATCAGTAGTATTCCAAGCACTATTCAATTTAACATACTTGTCCCAATTGGAAACACCACCAGAGGAACTACCAGATAATGAAGCCATAAAAAAGAGGGACTATTCTTCCCTCTTATTTAGATACTCTTTTTCAGTTTGGTAGGGAACGATCTTACCAGTTTTCAGTTCCCAAGCATAGATTATATCTGGTATTAACCACTGGTCTACACGATAGCAATACTCCCAGTTCACAGGTTTAATGCAGTTCATCACAACAACCTGAAAGAATACTACCGTGTAGTTCCAGATGGTATACATCATTCGTTATCTAGAAAAGGACCGAAACGACCACTGCTACCAGGTTTCCGATCTTCTAGCATATCAAAGATGGAATCTGTGGACGAGATATGGTCAATCTCTTTAATCAGATTAGCAATCTGAGAGCACACCAAGGGACGTTCACCTCGGGCAGCAAATGCTAGTGCATTACGCAGAGAAGCAGATGCTTCATTTAGACTTTCTTGAACAGATTCAGACAGTGCCATCGGTTTCTTCCTCGTCAACGATCATTAGTTTACTGAGTTGTTCATCAATGTCAGAGATGACTTCACGAATCAAGGTGACTCGTTCAGGAACAAACTCTTCACCGTAACCTTTCTGTGCTTCGGTGAGACATTCAAGCATCCAATATGCTTGAATGGGTTTAACTTCAAGTGTCAGATTAGTAATTTCTTCAGACATTTTTCTCTACTCCATACTTATCAAATAGTTTACGAATGTTTTGGGTGATGTCCATACCACCAGTATAGGTTTCAAACAACTCTCCATCTCCGTTGGTAACAATAAGAACAGGAGTAGCAGTTACACCGTACTTCTTGGCAAGATCCAAGTTTTCCTGTGGGATGGGAGTGTCTGCAAAGTCATCAAGATAGACTTCTTCGATAAGATCAATGCGGCTATCTTTGAGAGCATTGAAATACTTTTTCACTAGACCACAGGGTCCACAAGACTCTTTAGTGAAAATGATAAAATTAACGGTTGAGAACAGTTCAGACATCTCCCTCCTTGCGATTTTCGGAGTAGTGGACATCAAACTCACCACCAGGATAACGAGACTTCAGTTTGTCAACATTCATCTCGATGATCTCTTCGGGGGAAACATCCAGTGCCATACATGCTTGCATGAAGTACCACATAATGTCACCCATCTCACGTTTCAGGTGGAACAGATTATCTTCGTTGACTGGTTTTCCTTGGAACACAATCTTCTTGATAATCTCGGTGAACTCACCTGCTTCAGCACAAAGACCTACAGCAGCAGTAAGCAGTCGCTCGGAGTGAAAACCTTCACCCTCAAGTTCTTGAAGACGATAGATAAACGCTTCGTGTTCTTTGCTTTGTACAGACGTGACTGCATTGACGAACTTAGCATACTTTAGAAAATCAATCATGATAGGTAGCAATAAAAGGTTCTTGTTGGTTATCGGGCAAGTATTTGTCCCTGTCGTACTGTTGTTTCAGGAGATCGGGATGGGGTGCATATTGAGGACCCTCATAGTTACCAGCAAAGACAACTTCATTAGTTGGAAGTGCTTTTGGCATTTCAATGTCAACTACAGGACCCATAAGATGATTGGTGTTCTTAATACAAGTAAGTTCACCAGGACGGAGATCTACAAGCATTTTAGCGTCCTGTTCTTCTCCACATTCAGCAACTTTTTTACCAGTAGCAGTCTCGATGACTGACCAGTATTCTTCGGGTAGGTAATTACTCAAAACTTCAACTTAGCAAATTTGTCCTTGAAGGATGATTCCTCATCATTATATTCCTTATCGTCTCCCCTGTCAAGAATGTCATCTTGAGCACTTTGTTCACAATCATAGAGACGCATCTTGGCACGATCAATGCCAACTACAAATCTCTTAAAGATCGTGGGGTCATTGTATCGGTTCTTGAGTTGCTTCACCATTATCTGCCCCAGTCCCTCCAACTCCTCGGTTGAAATAAGGGCAAACATAAGATCAGCAGTAGCAGGGAGACCAAAGGATTCAGAAGTGTCAGTAAGG